TGAAGCATGTCAGTGGCTCGCGCAAGTTACTAAGGATTTGTGTTGATAATTTTTCTGCGGGTGTTTTTCGGGTGGGCATGAAAAACCCGGCGCGGTGGCCGGGTTGGGTGTGGTTTCTGTCTAGTGACATTTACCGCAAAGTCATCTGCCGATAACCGCGTGCGTTGTTTCTCATGCACGCCGCGCGGAGTGAGTATGACTGATGCTTCAATACGCATAACGACTTTTGCTGTGCCGCAACATCATCAGGCATCCCATAGTTGCCGCCGTGGAACTCGTTATAGCCGCTCTTTTCGTTGCGCACGCAGGCGGCTTTAAGTGAAAACTCGACATGACGTTCAGAGCATCGCGCTTCGGCTTGCGCGGCGACTTTTGACCAGCCGTTGTCCGGTTTGCTGGCCGGCGTGCGCTTCGGCTTCGACAGGATGACAGGCCGATTGATTTGCTGCTTGCGCATCTCTTCGGTGTTGTGATCGTCCGGCAGGAATGCCTTGACGTTGGCGACAAACCGATCGCCAGCACCGCAGACACCGGGCTTGATCAGTAATCGCTCACCCCTGGCGCGGCTGGCGCGATAAGCGGGCGACTCGCCTGGCAGGCTGATGTCGAACGGCGGGCTGGTGTCGCGGCTGATGGCCTCGCCGTCGGCGGATGTCAGGACGTAGCAGTTGGCCTCGCCGATGGCTGGCATGATGGCAAGTATTGCGATGATGAGTGTTTTCATTGGGTTGTCTCCTGGTTAGGCGGCAGCCAGCCGCGCCATGCGTGATTCCGCCATTGCCTGCAATATCTCCTTGCGCAGCTCGCGGCTGGCGCCCATGGCGATCATGACGGCGTTTTTCGATTCGAGCTTGGCAAGCAGGTCGAGGTCTGCTGTTGAAAGCGCAGCGCGGTCAAGCGGGCGATAGGCGCCGGTCAAGGCCCAGTTGACCAGCTTGGCCTCGTTGGCGTAGTGGTAGGGTTTAGTGTCCTTGCCTTGCTCTTGGCGGGATTCCAGCAAGACATCCGACATGACTTTGTAGCTGCTGGCCGCTTCGTGACGGAGGCGCTTCCAGTCGGTCTGCTCTGGCGTGCCGTGAATGATCCGCTCAATCTGGCCGTCTGCCCAAACCGCGAAATCCACATCCAACCAGCGTGCGAACGCGACGCCGAGCTTTGGGTGCATCCAAGTGCCGCCGTTCTTGCCCTTGCGTGTCGTGTAATATGGGATTTTCCCATATTTACGCTCAAGCGCCTGGATGTAAGCGATGGTGTCTGGAAGGCGCAACCACTGTGCCGGTTCTTTGCCAAACTTGGCTGCGGCAGCGGTCGCATTAAACCATCCGTCATCGCGGAACTGGATTTGATGGCCGTCATAGGCCAGGAAGAGGGATTTGGTCATGCCGATTGCTCCATGTTTGCGCCACTGCTAATGGCGGGCGATGCCAGACGGGTAGCAGACCGGATGGAGCACCGGCAGACCGAAGTCTCCCGCCCGGCTCGCCCATTGGGCAAAACACGGACACAAAAAAACCGCGTTGCGCGGCTCTTGACCGCTCCATCGGGCTGCTATTCCCGGTCGCTGATGTGCAGCGACAGCTTCAATCTAGCGCCAATCAGCGCGGGTGTCAAGCGCCTATCACCGCACAATCTGCCGAACTCGCGCCTCAGTCAGCCCAAATTTCACCGCCAGCTCCGCCATTCTCGCGCCGCTTCTATAACCTTCCCGGATGGCCGCGTTGCGCTCGTGCCGGTCGCGGCTGGCGAGCGACTTGATGTAAACGCTTTCACCACCATGCTCGCTGCGGACGTGCACCTCGATGCGCTCGGCTAGCGCGCGCGCGATCTCCGGCGGCAGGCCAAGCTCGCCGGCGGCGGCGTGCGCGGCGGCAGCGGTGGTGGTGAGGATGTCGGCTTGGTCGGTCTGCATGGCACGGCCTCAGTTGAGCGCGGGGAGGTTGTAGGGGTTGGCCTTGGCTTGGGCGGGCGCTTTCGATGACGCGGGCGTCGCGCGCTTGGCGGCTTCTTTTTCCAAGTCCACGCCGCTGAGCAGCAATGCGGCGTAGGCGTAGACGCGGCAGTCGAGGGCTTCGTTGCGCTCGCGGGTCTTGACCCACTCAATGACGGGGCGGCCTTTGCTGTAGCGCTTGACGAGCTTTTCTGCCGTGAGCTGCGCGAAATATTCATCGTCGCGGTCTGCCGGGAAGGCGCAGCCGCCGGGGTCTTCTATCTTCTGCCGCAGCCGCCGATAGATGATGGCCTTGGCTTCATCGACGCCAATAATTTCAGGCTTGACGCCGTTGACGGCACGCTTGCGTAGCCGTTTGAGTCGCGCACGCCCGGTCTCGACCACTGGGCGGCCCATGCCGGCGCGGCCAATAACAGGCAACACATGCACGCCCATGCGGCGGCAAAACTCATAGACGCGCTTCGGCAGGTAGCCGCTATCGACACAGGCAGCAGAGATGGTCATCTCGCCGCCGTTGGCGTGCGGATAGCGCGCGGCGATCACTGCGGCAAGCTGGCTCCAAACATCCTCTTCTGTCGGATCGCCCGGCAGAATGCCGTAGTCGATAGACCAAGATCGCTGACCAAGGCCCCATCCAACCAGCTCATATTCGATGCGGTCTTTTTGCACGTCACCGCCAAGCGATAGTGCAAGCACACCATCTGGCAGGGTATCCCCCATCTCGATGCACAGTTCGCGCAGCGCGTGCGGTTCGATGCTGTCGCCTTCTTCTTCCCAGGATTCGCCAAGGGATGTGTTAACCCATGTCTTGACTTGCTCGACGCCACCGGCCTTGGCTTCGATCAGCGCGCGCGCCATGCGAGCTGGACTCGACCACGGGGAATACAGCTCATTGAGGTGAAAGCCGGCTGTGCCGTTGGATGCAGCGCCAGCACGCCATTCGCCAGCGCGCAATGCCGCGCGGCGCTCAGGCTCGCTCCAGATGACGCCACAATGCCGACAGGCAATGGCCGCATCATCCGGCTTTCCTTCGGGCCATTTGACGGCGGCCCATTCGAGCGTTTGATGTTCGCCGCAATGCCGACACGGCACCCAATAGCGGCGCTGGTCTGAGAGCTCGAACGCGGCCTCGATGCGTGAGAATCCTTTGACGGTCGGGGTGCTGACCAAGACGATGCGCCTGTTGTGGAAGTTACTGGTGCGCTTACGTGCGAGCGCAACCGGATCGCCCTCGGCAGCGGCTGATGCCGGGTAGCGATCTACCTCATCACAGAGCACAACGCGAATCGGGCGCGACGCCAGACTGGCCGGGCTGTTGGCGCCGGCCATGGTGATATGACCGCCGGGGAATTTCTTGTGCAAAAGTGTGTTACCACTATCGCGCGCACGCGGATCGGCGATTTTGCCTTTGAGTGCTGGCGTATCGCGCACCATTGGCGCGAGCCTATCCTTGCTGAACGCCTCTGCCATCTCTAGCGTCGGTTGCAGCATCAAGATTGGGCTTGGGTCCTGGTCGATGTAGTAGCCAATCACGTTCAAAATCAGCTCGGTTTTGCCGATTTGTGCGCTGCTCATCACGACAACCGTCTCAATGTCCGGGTCATTGAGCGCGTCCAGAATGCCACGCTGATAGGGTGCGCGATCAGTTGACCAGCGGCCAGGCTCGGCACTAGCCTCGGGCGATAAGCGCCGAAACTCATCCGCCCATTGCGAGACAGTCAGCTCCGGCGGCGGCCTGAAAACGTCGCGAAAGCGCGACTCGATCAGGTCAATATTCTGGGTCGCGCAACTCATCGAGCGCCTGTCTGACCAAGTCCGCTGCTTTGCGCTCGACATCCTGCCTAGGTGAATCAGCGCACTGCGATGCAAGCTGACTCGGAATCGACAGCAGCCGCGCGCGGATGTTTGCCGCGATGCCCTGCCAGCGATCCAGTACCACCTGCTCAGGGATCAGCGTCTTTTTCTTCACCTCTTCATCCAGGGCGGCAATGTTGGCCTGGTGGTGCAGCAGTCGCGCGTGCTCGATCTGCTTGTCATACACCTCGCCCTCGCGATCCGCGCCGGCCTCGCGCATCCAGCGCGCGCGCAACCAGCGGCCGAAGGCTTCTGTCGGATACCCCTGCGGCTTGCCAGCCTCGG